TCCACTTTTCCGTCTTGAGTTTCCAGATGACCGCCTTGACACCAAACTCGGACTTGTATTGGGCTGTCGAATCAGGGGTACTATTGAGTTCCTTTTCAAGTTTTGCCAAGTCGAACCGTCTATTAATATTGAACATGGCGTCAATTTTCTTGTAGGTTGGTGGGGCCTTCAGCAGGAGTTTGGGAGCCCACCCGCTCTTGACGATGGCCAAGAGAGCCTGCTCATAGTTTCCCGCACCGAGCACGTCAAAGCCTTTATCGGATACGATGATGGTCACAGCGCGGTACTTGGCAACGAGTTTCTTGACGCCTCCAACTCCCCCGAGCCACCGGTGCTCCTTCGAGTCCCAACGTACGACGGGCGCTGTACCCGAGCCTGTGTACCCCATAATCTCGGAGAATCCCTTAGGTTCCGACTCGAACACGCGAGCCCATAGGGTCGGCAACTTGAAAGAGACAATCTGGGCCGTAATAACAGCCTTTGACGCCTTATAGGTCCCTTGATTGTTTGTAAAAATAAGCTTCCGACGGAAAGCCTCTTGGATCTTTCTGGCGGCCGCGTTGATGCTCATAACTGGTATTTAGGTACATTTTAATTTTCAGCGACAAAGTCAAGACCGAAGATGAAAGGCTGAGCCGCGTATGAGCTTCCGTTCCAGATACGGGACTCGGTTCGGACCTCTATTTCGCGCGAACTGAAGGGTCCTGCGTAAAAGTCCTGGTTGAACTTGAACGACCCGAGCATATTCTCTTTGCAGTGCTGGTTGAACCGCTCCACGAAGATACGCTGGGGCACACACAGGTCCTTGCCGAACCGAATCTTCTCGGAACACAGGAGGTGCTGGAGCGAGTTTGTGACGGTCGCAATCTGGTTCTGGATCTGCTTGAAGTAACCAGGTAGGATATTCCAGATATCCTTGTCCGCAAACTTGTGCGCATAGTCCAGGTAGGCCCGGAGACACTTGCATAGAATCGCAGGCAACTCGAGCTCGAGCTTCTCGTCCAGGTGCGGGTCTGCCACGTCCGGTGCAATCTGGCGCCCGAAGTTGACCGTTGCCAAACGACGCAGAATGGACCCAGAGTTGTCCTTCCAGTTGGGTACCTCGTTCCCACCCAGGATCCCAGGCGTCTTCCACTGAATACTGATGGCCGACTCGCACTTGCGTGCCACGGAGACGTCCTCACCAGACACCAGTGACTGGAACTCAGCCTGCTCAAGCTGAAGGTCACCCTTGATCTCGGGGCTAATGAACATGAACCCCTTGTAAATGCTCGAGAGACCAAACTTCTTCTCAATATTGTTCGAGAGGGTCGAAACGTCCTCACACTCGTAAAACTTACGCGCCACCTTGGTAATCAGAGTCGACTTCCCTGACTGTGCAATACCCTTGAGGAACGGAATGATTTGCCATCCGTCCAGCTCGTTGACGTCATAGCACAAACGACCCATGAAGACGTATATCCAGCGACAGACAGACTCGTCGAAACGCTGGTAATCCAGAACCTTCTGGAAGTTTGGTGTCGCGATACGGTACCAGTCTTCAATCTCATGGCACGGGTCAAAAGGCAAATCAAAGTACTTGCACGACACGAGCTCGGGGTCCAACTCGTGAAACTCCTTAGACGTGTACTCGTAGAAGGTAAACTGACGCGCACCAGTCTCAGGGCTCCTGTTTTCATCGATCGGTCGAGCGTCCAACAGACCATTCTCAAAGGACCACACGTGTCGATCCTTCTTAATCTCTGAAAACTGAATATCCTTGCAGTTTGTCAAGTGCCGGATCACGTCGTTGGCCATACCGCCTCGATTGGTCAAATTCATCCACATCTCGGCGTTGTCCTCCTTTTGAGTCTCGTCGTACACAAAGTCCTTGATCTCCTTGACGGGCTTCCAGGCTCGTGTGTTGCGAATCTCTTTGCAACACTGATCACGGTACCGGCGATACCCATTCTTGTAGGCTTGCTTGAGCAAGTAAATCAGCAAGTTCTGGTACGGGCTGGTCGCCTCTCCAATATCAAAGTCAACATCAGGGTTCTCAATCAGGGGCTGATTGAACATCTTGTACTCGGTATCATTCTCGATAAACTTGTTCACGACCGTCTTGTAACACTCGCGGAACCGCTTGATACGCCGCTCAAAACTCATCTTGTCTCCGTTAATATCCTCCGTCTCGGACTTGGTAATTTCCAAAAGCTCGGCACGGGCAAGCATGTAGCCACAAATGTTGACTGTGATACGCTTCTTCTCAAGCATACGCTCGAGATCTTCCTTGTCAATATCGATAGGAATGCCATACTCGTCCCTCTTGGGACTGGCCGGAAGCCACTTTGTTGCCAATTTGGAGTAAATTTCTTGGCGTCGATCTGTATTTTGCAAATTTAAGAACAAATTTCGCTCACAATCGTTCAGCTTGTTGTTTAGGTCCTCAGCAGTCCACGAGTTGATTTCCTTCTGATAGACACTTCCATCTGGAACGGGAGTCGCCTTCTTTTGTGTGGACGCCTTAGACATTGATAGAATAGCGCGAGACTTTTTTAAGCGACCGAGACCAAGTCCGAAGGACTTGTGATACAAGCCTTTGGCGGCGGACTTGTGTTCCACAAGTCCTTTTAAGCGGGTGCAACGATGCCAGTCGGCACCACGGGAACCATCTTGTTCAACGCGGCGGCAATCTTGACCATGAGCTTATTGTGCATCTCCAAGTTCAGAGCAATCTTCTCAGCGGCATCCTTGAGGCTCACCAGGGCGGTCGCGATGGTCTCACCCTCCTCGGTGGCGAGCAGGCTTCCGAGCGCCTCGAACATATCCATGCCCTCATCAAACTCCTCCATCTCCTCATCCTCCTCATCCTCAATTTCCTCGGGCTCCTCCTGCTGAACAATCTTCGGTGGGGGTGCACGTGGGCGAGACATTTGTACTATTCTTGTAGGAAAAAGGTCTCGAATATTTTCGCAGTGAATAGTAAATGCCTGGGGGCGCTCTTATGCAACTTGTCGCCTATGGCGCGCAGGACGTGTATCTGACGGGTGATCCCAAAGTGACCTTTTTCCAGACGGCCTACAAGCGTCACACCAATTTCGCCATGGAAACCGTGCAGCAGACGGTGGCCGGTGGCCTGACTCCGGGCGGTCTGACCTCCGTGACCCTGTCTCGCTCAGGCGACCTGGTCGGTGACATGTTTGTGGTTCTCCAGCCTACTTCATCGAGCTCTTCCAATTTGACCACGAATAACAGCGTGGCTGATATGGCCTGGGTCGCTGAGCGTGCCTTTTCGTCCGTCGAAGTTTTTATCGGTGGTCAGTCCATCGACAAGCACTACCAGCTGTGGTTCCGTCTGTACGCCGAGGTCTTCCTGAACGACACGAAGAAGCAGAACTATGGAAAGCTGACCTCGTGTCCAGCTGTGAACATTGTTTCGGGACAGACCATCACGTCCCAGAGTTATGTGTACTTGCCCCTCATTTTCTGGTTCAACCGCAACCCGGGTCTGTACCTGCCTCTGATCTCTCTCCAGTACCACGAGGTCCGTATTGACTTTACCATCAGCCCTCAGTACGCCAGCTATTTTGGCACGAATCCGTTCGCCGTCTGGGCCAACTACGTATACCTGGACACGACCGAGCGCGATTCCTTCGCGAAGAAGCCCTCTGAGTACCTGATCGAGCAGGTCCAGTACGTGAACGCTGACCCCGTCGGCTCGACCAATGAGAACACGCCGAGCGTGATTCGCATGCAGTACAACCACCCCGTCAAGGAGCTCGTGTGGTGCTACCAGGTTCCTTCTTTCACGAGCAACCCCAATTCCCTGTGGAACTTCTCTTCGAACGTGTCGAACGTGAACGTGACCGTGGACCCGTCCAAGCTGGCGGGATCCCTCGCTCCATTCTCCCCAGCCCATGTGGGTTCTCCAGCTCTCTTCGTTCCAGCTCCTTTTGCGTCGAACCTTTACGTTACTCAGACGAGCTCTGTGACTGCAGGTGGAAACGTTGCTGTCCAGTCGAACGTCCTTTCGGGTAACGTCTTCTGGGTCGAGTCCGGTGTTCCCGTCGCCTCGAGCAACGCGGCGTTCGGCCAGGAGGTTGGGCCTATGCACCAGGCGAAGATCATCCTGAACGGTACGGATCGGTTTGTTCCCCAGTACGGAAAGTACTTTAACCAGTACCAGCCATACCAGTATCACTCGGGCGTTCCGTACCCAGGCATCTACGTGTACTCGTTCGGCCTCAAGCCCGAGGATCTCCAACCAAGTGGAACGTGCAATTTCAGCCGCATCGACATAGCCCAAATTGCCGTGAACCTGAAGACGGGTATGCCCACCCTGAACCAGCGTATGTTCGCGGTGAACTACAATATCCTTCGCGTGCAGTCTGGTCTTGGAGGTCTCGCGTTCGCGAACTAAACGTGATTTTCGAGTCAAAATTTTTTTCTTGGGAACTAGTACCAAGCGATCATGGCAGGAGGACTTATGCAACTCGTTGCGTACGGCGCGCAGGATGTGTACCTGACGGGCCAGCCCAAGGTGACCTTTTTCCAGGCTGTGTACAAGCGCCACACCAACTTTGCGATGGAGAACATCCAGCAGACGGTGAACGGCACCCCCACCAACGGTGGCCGTGTGTCCGTGACCATCGCCCGTAACGGCGACCTGGTCGGTGACATGTACATCCGCCTGCAGCCCACGCAGACTGCCACCGCTAACCTGACCTCTACCAACGCCACTTTCGACACCAACTGGGTGGCCGAGCGCTCCATTTCGGCTGTTGAGCTGACCATCGGCGGCCAGCGCATTGACAAGCACTACCAGACCTGGTGGCGCCTGTACGCCGAGCTGTTCCTCTCCGAGAGCGAGAAGATCAACTACGGCAAGATGACCACTAGCCCAGTGCCCCTCCCCGACTCCACCAACGTGAACAGCGTGTACCTGCCTCTGCTGTTCTTCTTCAACCGCAACCCCGGCCTGTACCTGCCCCTGATTGCCCTGCAGTACCACGAGGTTCGCATGGACTTCGACCTGACCAGCTACTTCAGCAGCTACTTCGGCACCAGCGGCCAGGTGTTCGAGGTGTGGGCCAACTACGTGTACCTGGACACTGAGGAGCGCCGCCGCTTCGCCCAGAAGGGCCACGAGTACCTGATCGAGCAGGTGCAGCACACCGGCGGTGATGCCATCACCCTGGCGACCACCCCCGCCACCACCGGCTCTGCCATCGCCCAGACCATCCGTCTGTCCTTCAACCACCCAGTGAAGGAGCTGGTCTGGTGCTACACCAACACGTCTGCCACCGCCTACAACTCTCTGTGGAACTTCTCCACCAGCGCGGCCAACGTGAACGTGACGTGCTCGCCTCTGCCAGGCGTTGCCGTGGCTGCCCTGCCCCACACCGTGGGCGCTCCCCGTCTGTTCTCCAACATTGGCGCCATTGCCGGTCAGACGACCGTGACCGGTAACGTGTTCTGGATTGAGGAGGGCTCGTCCAACACCGTCGCCGGCTCCCAGGTGGAGGTTGGCCCTCTGTACAACTTCAAGCTGGTGCTCAACGGCCAGGACCGCTTCAAGGAGCAGACTGGCAAGTACTTCAACCAGTACCAGCCCTACGTGTACCACTCCGGTGTGCCATACCCCGGTGTGTACTGCTACAGCTTCGCGCTGCAGCCAGAGGAGCACCAGCCCACCGGCACCTGCAACTTCTCTCGCATTGATAACGCCCAGGTGGCGATCAACATCAAGGG